CGTTCATTTGCTTTACGGGTTGATTCGGATGCTACGGGTATGAAATGGAAGTTAGGATCACCAAGGGTCAGCATTAGACCAGATGGGAGACGTTAATGGTTTATGGTAATTTAGGTATAACACCGCCAAGACTTCCAGAACCACCAACAGAGATTACACCAGAATATATGTTTGACTTGGTTAGAGCGTTGGAAGTATTTATTAATCAACAACAAAGTTCTGAAACAGAAGAACAATTAGAAACAATTAGCTGGTTCATGGGTCAATGACAATACGTTATAAAAATGTTAAAGCAATTGTTACTGGAACAACTACAGCACAATCAATATTGACTCCAGCCAACGCAACAACAGCTGTTATTAAATCAATAATTGCTTGTGAACAAAGTGGTAATGCTGATACAATTACGCTAACTATTACAGCAGGCAGTGATGTGTTTAGTTTATTTAAGGTAAAGGCAGTTAGTGCTAATACAAGTATAGAACTATTAACAGCACCTCTGGTGTTAGCTGAATCAGAAATATTAAAGGCAGCGGCAACAACAGCAAATCGCTTACATGTGGTTGTAAGTTTTATGGAAATAAGTTAAGGTATAGCAAAGAGGATATTATATGGCAGGTCTTGGAGATTTATTTAAAAATATACCAGGTATAGGAATAGGCGGAGGTCTTCTTGCTCTTCTATCATTGATGTCTAAAAAAGGTGGACAAGAAGGAGTCGGATTACCTCCAGGTGTAAATCTAGAAACTTTAGAAACAACTGATTATAAGGGTGATCCAACAAAGTTTAAGGTTTTTGTTGACAGTAAAACTGGTAAGTTTTATGGAACAGCAGAAGAAAGAGATGAAGCTATTAAAGCAGCTGAAGGTGGATTGATGGCATTGTTTAACTTAGGTGGGATGGCGATGCCTAATTTTGGTGGCTTGTTGCGTGGCCCAGGAACAGGTACTTCTGATAGTATACCAGGTATGATATATCAAGATGGTAAACCAGTTCAAAGAGCAGCACTGTCAGATGGTGAGTTTGTGATGACCAACAAAGCAGTCAAGGCTGCAGGTGGCGGAAGTATTGAAAAAGGTGCAAAAGCCATGTATGAACTAATGAATAATCTTGAAAGGAGAGCATGATGGCTGTAGCAAGCGGTTCACAACAGACCTTTTTACCTGCTTACCAGGAGAATTATCTTAAAGATCTTTTAGCTGGTGCCTCGGCTCTTGGAACTCAAGGTGGAATGTTTATACCTGAATATAAAGTAGCAGGTATGACACCTCTGCAACAGCAAGCAATACAAATGGGTGCAGCAGGACTAGGTGCATATGCTCCATTCTTTCAATCAGCAGCAAATCAAATGGGTGCAGGTGCACAAACATTGGGAACTGGTTTAGGGACAATTGGCCAAGGTGCAGAAACTGTGGCAGGTTCAACACAAGCTTTTGATCCATCTTCTGTTTCTCAGTTCATGGATCCGTACACTGAACAAGTTATTGAACAAACACAGAAAGATATAGGCCGTTTAGGGGATAGACAACAACAGGCATTAAAAGATAGGGCGGTTGCTGCTGGTGCATTTGGTGGCGGTAGAGAGGCTATCGGATCAGCAGAGATAGGTAGAAATGTGCTTGATCAACAAGCAAGAACTGGTGCACAGTTAAGATCACAAGGCTTTCAACAGGCTATGGGGCAGGCACAGTCAGCGTTTGAAAACCAACAGAGAAGACAGCAACAGGCTGCACAGATATTTGGAGGACTTGGACAAGCTCAAGCAGGTATCGGAGGTGCACAGGCTGCACTCGGTCAAGGACAGGCACAATTAGGTATGGGTTTACAAAGTGCACAACAGCAAGATGTACAGAATCTATTAGGTTTAGGTGGTCTGGAACAGGCACAGCAACAAGCACAACTTGATGCGTACAGACAAACAATTGCTGAAAGGGAGAGATCTCCATATCAAAACATAGGATTTTTATCGGATATATTTAGAGGAGTACCTTCAACTGGTGGTACGTTTACACAACAGTATACACCACCACCGAGTATGATATCTCAAGTTGCAGGTCTTGGACTTGGTTTAGCTGGTCTGGGTCAGGCATTCCCAAATATGTTTAGTTTCGGGAGGTAGATATGAATAAACGTGTTTTATCTCGAAGCATGTTCAACCGAACTGCTCGTAATAAACTTTATAATAAAGGTGGCTTACCCTCTGTACAGAAGTTTCAGTTTGGTGGTATGCCAACTCTTCCACCAATAGGTACTTTTGAAGAATTGTTTCAAAGATCTTCAAGAGCAGGGGATAGAATAGGATTAGAAGCTTTATCTGCAAATAAATTTATACCACCTGCATTAAAAGCAAGATCAATTCAAGAACAACAAAGATTGTTGCAAGAACAAATTGCAAATAGGGCAAGCAAAAACACAAGCATCTTAGATTTATTAAAAAATTTAGTAAAGCCAACAGATGCACAAAAAGAAATGTCAAAAGATCTTAATAAAAAAGATGATTCTTTGACAAGTGAGAAGTTAAAGGACTTAAAGATCCCTGAACCAAAACCCTCAGATGTTAATTTAAGTGATATTCCTGCTACAGAAGAAGCTATTAAAGAAAAATATGGTAGAGGGTTTAAACCAGAGGATATTGAAAAACAAAGTTCTGAACCTTTGTCTGAAACAAATTTATCTCAAACAGAGTTTGATAAACAAGAAAATCCTAAAGGGTTAGAAACACCTAAACCAGATCAACCTTTAGCTGATACTTCTTCTTTAAAAAATCAATTAGAAAATATTAAAACTGAAGTTGTTACTAAGGCAGATCCAAAATCTGTAATTGCTGGAGGCGGTATAGAAGGAGAACCAGGTGCAAAAGATACTTTATTTATGGCAGAGGGTTTAGATGTTGTAAACCAAGCTGAAGAAACAGGCCTCATGGCGAAACAAGATATAGATAAATTGTTACAAAATTCTAATTTAGAGTCTAAAGATGAAAAAGATGTGTTTAATTTTAACGATGGGTTCTTAGAAGCAATAGGTGCAAAAGATCCAAAGAAACCATTTAAAAGTTTAAAAGAACGTGTTGATACAAACATGGAAGTTTTTAGAGAACTTTTTAAAAGAGATCCAGAAGATGAGAAAAGAATTGATGCTTTAAACTTAGCTTATGCAGGTTTTGCTATTGCAGCTGGTGAAAGTCCTCACGCACTTGTTAATTTAGGTAAAGGTGGGATGGAGTTTGCAAAGCGAGCAGCTAAGACCCAAGAAAAGAGAAAAGAAATAGATGACAAGATAAAATTTTACGCAGTAGAAAAAGCATTAAAAAGCGAAGAATCTGAAATTGCTTTTGCTAGAGACATGGAGAAGTGGGAAAGAGGTGCTAAGTTTACTTGGTTGAGAGATGCTAAAGGTGCAGAAAATCAAAAGAATATGTTAGCTGCAAGACTTACAGCTAATCGTGCAAACTTTTTAGATCAAATAAAATCTAATGAAACCATATCTAATGAAAAAAATAAATTAAGAAAAGAGTTGACTGAGTTAACTATAGATAATGCAAACAATAACAAAAAATTAGATAGAGAACTTACTAAGTTAAAACTAAATATAGATATTGAAAAATTAGCTTTTGCAGATAAAAAATCAATATTAGACGCTAGTTTAGCAAGAGAGTTAGCTCAATTAAAAACAGAAACATCTTCTTTAAATGCTCTGTATTCTAATTTTGATGAATCACTTTCTGCAGCTTATTTTGAATTTCTGCAGGACAATCCTAATGCTACTCTAGGAGATGTATTTAAAGATGATTCTTTCTTTACCACAGTTAAAAAATATGCAGAGGTTTTAGGTAGTAAAAAAGGTCAAGAATATAAACTACCATATTCAAAACAAGGTTTTATACAAACCGGAATTCAATCGGTAATGGGAGATGCAGCTGCTTATCAAAGTCTTATTAATCAATTAAAAAAGAAAGAAAAGTATAAAACAGCAGATCCACAAGATATTTTAGTTGAGTATTTTGGAGATCTTTGGAACAAGTCTCAAAAATAATGGGAGTTACATATAATATTGATGGTGTTGAAAGACTTTTTCCTGACGGCACTTCTGAAGAAGAAGCTAAAAAAATTGTAGAATCTTTAGAAAAAAAAGAAGAAGCTAGAGAAAAAGATTCAGAGTATGAAGGCATTGGTCAAGAACTTTTTGAAGGTGCTGTCACTGGTGTTTCAAAGATACCGCAAGGTATATTAGAAGGTGGAGCAAGTATATATGATTATTTTAAAGACACAGATAAATCAAAAGAGGTTACTAAATTTTTTGAAACTAGCAGAGAAAAACTAGGTTTAGATCCTGCAGGTTTTGTTGGTAAAGGTGCTGAAGTAGTAACACAGTTTGGTCTACCAGGATTAGGTGCGGCAAGTTTAGTTAGTAAACTTAGCAAAGCACCTGGGATTGTAACTAAAGCATTATCTTCAAGAGTAGGACAAGTAGGTGCTGCAGGTGCTGCAGATACAGTCGTAGCCACGAATGATTTAACATCAATTGGTGATTTTGTTGGTGGAGGAATAACAGAAACAGATCAACGTGAAAATTTAACTGGATCTGAGGAAGCAAAAAGAAGATTAAAAAACAAATTTAAATTAGGCACTGAAGCAGCAGCGATTACAACTGTTGCACCAACTGTTATAGGTGCAGTAGGTGCAGCTGTTTCACCTGTCGCATCTAAAATATTATCACCTGTTGCTAAAGGTGCTAAAAAAATTAATGAAAAAGCATCTAATCTTTTAAAAAGATTAGGAATTGATGAAGACGATTATCTAGCGGGCAAAAATCAAAATGTTATAAGCGAGGGTGTTAATTTATTTCTTAGCAAGTTTAGATATAAAGGTTTTTTGCCGGAAGAAGCAGCAGATCAAAGACTTTTAATATCTGGAAAAGTTAGTGCAGAAGTTAAAGAAGCACAAATAACTTATAATTCTTTAGAAAAAAATATTAATAAATCTTTAAATAAATTTGCAGAAACATCTGGGTTATTAAGAAGAGGAGAGGATACACAACTTTTAAGGCAAGAAATTTTTGAAAATATTAATACAATTTTAACAACTCCTTTAAATGGAAAGTTAACTAAAAATCAAATAAAACAAACTTACAAAAATCAAATAAAACAATTACCAGAGAATATGCGTCCTGCATTAAATGCTGGTATAGATGATTTAGTAAAGATGAGAACACAAATAGATAATTTAAGTAAAAATATATTAGACAGTGATTTTATAAAAAATTTAGAAAACATTTCAGATGTAACTAAAATAGAAAGAACAGTAGTAGACGATCTTAAAGAACAAATTACCAATAATTTAGGATCATACATGCGGAGAAAATACAAAGTTTTTGAAGATGCTAAATTTGAAGCTAGTGAAGAATCTTTAGAAGTTGCAGCTGCTGCGTTTAAAAATGATCCACAAAATCTTATGAAAGAACTAGTTACCTTTGCTGAAGATTCGACAATTCATGGAGGTCTATCTACTGATGATGTTTTAAGAAATATAGGTGTTAATACAGATGAAGGCAGAAGAACATTTGGTGCACAAGGTCCAACTATAGAACAAGGTAGAATAGCAGCAGAAAACTTTTTTGGCAGATTTAAATCTGCAGCAACAGATAAATTTAATGTTTCATCAAAAAGTCAAAGAGTGGCTGATCAAAGAGTAAACACTGGCATGTTTCTTGAGGATAATAAAATAGCTACAGATTATCAAAGAGAACTCTTAGGAGAGATAAAAAGTCCTAGAGAAGCTTTTTTAAATACAGTGGCCGATTTATCCGAGTTTAGAGCCGTTGATGATTATTTTGGAAAGTTAAGAGAACTTGCTGATAACAAAAGCGGTTTAGGTAAATTCTTTGTTAACACGGCAGAGATGACCTCAAAACAAATATCTGATCTTAAAAGAAAAGGATACGTTATGTTGGGGGAAAACGTAGGTGCTGTTGTTGATAATCTTAGAAAGATTGCAGGTAAAGATATAGATTCAGAGGCTAAAAAAATTATAGCAGATAAAGCAATTGGATCTATAAAAAACAATAAATTTGGATCATTGAGTGGATACATGGTTCCAGAAGCAATTTATAATAATTTAACTAAAAATTCTGTAGGTTCTGATAGTTTAGTTCATAATACATTAGGATCACTTTACTCTACTTTTTTAAGAGGAAAAGCCTTATCTCAATACAGTAAAACTGTTTTATCTCCTCCAACTCAAATAAGAAACTTTGTTTCTGGAGCAAACTTTGCGGCTGCTCAAGGTAACATAGGAACTGGATCAAGTGTTAGAGAGTCTTTAAATATTGTTTTTAATGATATTGCTAAAAAAGGTTCTCAAAATGTTAGAAAAGAATTAGAGGAAATGGATCGTTTAGGTATTCTAAGCACTGATGCAGAGATAAAAGAACTTCAAGAACTTATTTCAAAAGGTGCTTATGAAAGTGGTAATTTAAATTTTGTTAAAAGAGTGGGTGGATATCTTGGTAAAATACCAGGAGTAACTAAAACTTTTGGTTCTCTGGGTAAAGGTAACAAATTCATGCAAGACCTTTATCAAGGTGGTGATAATGTATGGAAGATATACAATTATAAGTTTGAAGTTAGTAAATTAGAAAAAGCATTAAAGAATGCAGATCAAGCAACTGTAGATAAGTTTCTTGGTGGTAAGACAATAAATGAAATGGCTGCGAGTATTGTAAGAGACACTGTGCCAAACTATAACAAAGTTCCAGAAATTGTAAGAGGCCTTAGAAAACTTCCTGTTGGTAGTTTTATTTCTTTTCCTGCAGAAATTTTAAGAACGGGTGCTAATACAATTGCCCGTGGTATAGATGAACTTGCTTCTGATGTTCCAGAGATACAACAAATTGGATTAAGAAGACTTAGCGGTATGGCTGCAACGGCTGTGGTTGCACCTCAAGCTATAAGTCAGTTTGCACATACTGTCAGTGGTGTTGCAGAAGAACAGATGAATGCTTTCAGAAGATCTTTTGGTGCACCTTGGGAAAAAAATGCAAGATTAATAGGAGTTGATAAAAAGGTTAATGACGATGGTGAGATTGTATTAAACTATGTTAATTACAGTTATTCTAATCCATATGAATATATTGATAGAATGTTAACATCTTCTGTTAACAAATATGAGGAAGCAAAAAGATTAGGACAATCAACTGAAATAGCGGTTAATAACGCTTTTTTTGAAACCATTAATGAGTTCGTAAAACCTTTTGCTAGTGAAACAATTTTAGCTGAAAAACTTAGAGATGTTCTTCCACGAATAACAGAGGAACAATTAAGAACTGAAAGTGAACAACCTATTATAGGATCAATAGGAACTTTTATAGGAGCTAGAGGCGGTAAGACTTTACCAGGAAATAAAATTTATAGAGACACCGACTCAAAAGGAACTAAAATAGTTAAAAGTCTTAAACATATTTTTGATGCTTTCTTACCTCCGTTAATTCCATTACAAGTAAAATCTGGTGAATTTACAGCTAGTCCAGTATCAAGAGCACTCATCAATGAATTAGGATACAATGAACAATTTGGTGTTAAAACAAAAGACAAATTAAAAAGAGAAGTAGATTTGTCAGAGCAAATCTTTAATACATTAACTGGATTTAAAACTATAGAAGTAAAATTAAATGATGCTTTAAAATATGCAGGTCATGACTTCAGTAAAAACAATAGAGAAGCAGTTAGAAATTTTAATGAAATTGCAAATGATACTGAAATAACAGCAGATGAAATTGTTGAAGCTTACCAACGTGCAAACGATACTAAATTTAAAGTTCATAATGATTTTTTTCTTACAGTAAATGATGCTAAAAAATTAGGAATGTCAGAAGGAGATATCATAACAACTCTTAAACAAAACAATATACAAGGCTTTTCTGAAGCAACTTTAGGTATATTTAAACCTATAGAAGTATCAAAGAATATAGAAAATACATTTGCTCTAAATAATAATATAGAAGCATATGTTGATGCTTTACCAAGAATTATAGAAATTCAAAATAAATTTAGAGATAAAGTGTTTACAGCAGATAAAACTGAAGATCTTACTCTTACCAGAGATCCTACAGGAAAGTTTGTAATTGGTGCAGGAGAAATGTTAGGAGAAACCATTGGCAGTGCAATGAGAGGTGAGATACCTTTAATACCAGAAGCAGGTGCAGCAGAAGTAACACCTAACGTGGTAGCACCACCCGTCAACGTACCACCACCTTCACCAGCATCGAGTGTAGGAGAAATAAACCCGCTACTCGTGCCTAACCCAACTACAAGAGCAACATTCGGGAGTCAATAATGGACTTAGAAAAATTAAAAGATCAACTCATCATTGATGAGGGGGTCAAGTACGAAACATACCTCGATCACCTTTCCCTAAAGACAGTAGGCATTGGACATTTGTGCAGAGAGGATGAACCAGAGTTTGATCTGGAGCTAGGTGCAAAGGTATCCGAGGACAGAGTTACAGAACTCTTTGAACAGGATATACAGACTGTCATCCAGGATTGTAAGAAAGTCTATGATGATTGGGACAAGCTACCAGAAGAGGTAAAACAGATTATAGCAAACATGATGTTTAACCTGGGCAGACCAAGATACAGCAAGTTTCGCAAACATATACAAGCTGTTATGGACGGCAATTGGCAGGAAAGTGCAAATCAGATGCGTGACTCGAGGTGGCATAAACAGGTGCCAAATCGGGCGGAGCGTTTATGTAAGCGTATGGAAGAGATAGAAGTCTAACCAACCTCTCCCCAATTATCACCTAACTCTTGATCTACTTTACTTGGAACTTTTAGTTCAAGACCCGTTTCCATAATCTCCTTGATCTTTGATGCTTGATCCTCGGACTCTATACCAAAACACAATTCATCATGAACAGTGAGCATTGGAACAAAACCTTCTTCGTAACAGTCAACCATAGCTTTCTTTGTCTGGTCTGCAGCACTGCCTTGTATCAATCTGTTCAATGCCTTGTATGTAAATGCTCTTCGTATACCTGGACCATATTCCTTTTCAGCATCCTCTTTTTTCATAGGCTTGTTGTAGCCAAAAGAACGTGGCTCCCACATATCAAACCTACACTTCCTACCAAGTATTGTTCTTATCTGGCCGTACTTGGATGCTCTACTTGATACAAAGTCAGCCAGACCCTTAACAAAAGGAACTTTCTTATGGTAGTTATCAAGAAGATCTGTTGCCTCTTCCACTGTAATGTCTAATGTGTTTGCCAGTTTAGCCTTACCCATGCCGTACATAATACCAAGATTAACTGTCTTAGCCTGTTTTCTATCTATGCCTGCCATATCCGCTACCATCTGATGAAAGTCAGCATCGTTCTCATGATACTGCTTGACAAGTTCATCAACAAAAGGATGTTGATCCTTGACACTTGCACAATAGTGAACAAGCAATCTTGGTTCCTGGCTTGAGTAATCAAAACTCCCCCACCTCTGTCCTTCTTCTGGTATAAACAATCCTCTAATCAAGGATTTAATCTCTGGATCTCTTGCAGGTATCTGCTGTAGGTTTGGATTAGATGAAGAGAAACGGCCAGTAAGTGTACCACCATCATCTGTACGAAGGGGATGGAACTCACAATGTATTCTGCCTTTGTTCTCGTGCCGTAAAATACTTTCAATAAATGTACTGTCTGCCTTATCAACTTCTCTTAATCTTAAAATCTTTGCAGCAATAGGATGTTGACATGCCTGCAGAAAAGCTTTTGTAAAAGATGGTTGATTACTACTGTCTGTCTTGCCGTAGGGGACGTTGTAGTGGTCAAAAACCTTCGCTAGGCTTGTAGCTACCCAGGGTAAAATAGTTATGCCTGTGTCTTTCTTAATCTCGTTTACAAGTGTTTCTTTCATCTTGCCTAATTTAACTTTAGTTTGTTCAGCCTTATCAACGTCAACACGGACACCTTTGATTCTCATATCCATCAAAAGCGGTGTCAGTTTCTGCTCTAACTCAAATATATTTGTGAGCTCCTGCCGTGATAGTTCTGTCTCAAACCTCTGCCATAGTTTCAATGTCATCACTGCATCTTGTTCAGCATATGTTCCAACATATCTTGATGGTAGTTTCCACATGTCCTTCTTGGGATCGATTCCCCAATCTTTTGCTGCAGCCCGTAGAATCTTTTCATCCTTACGCATGTCAATGTATTCACGTCCTAAGTTAGTTAATGCATAAGAGAACTTGTTCTCGTCAATCAAGGGTGCAGCTATCATGGTATCGATTATCTTACCTTGAACCTTGACCCCTGCCCAATGTAACCAACCAAGATCATAAGTGGCATTGTGCATGACCTTTGCTACATTAGGTGTATCCATCTGCTCCTTGATCCAGGACATAACTTTATCAAAAGGTAGATTACCACCGCCTTTATGTTTGATAGGATAATACCCAGAGAAATCTCCTGCAGCTACAGCTATGCCTACAATAAATCCATCATTCCTTACCCACCCTGGACCGAGTGTTGTAAGATTAGGATCGCATGTCTCTAAATCTATGGCTATGTATTTACAATCTCTTAGATCTGGGAACATGGAAGGAGGAAACCATTCAATCTCCATGAGATCCATTTCTATGCGTTCTATAAAACTTATTGTGCTATTCTGCCTTTTCATTCTTCTCTCCTCCTAGAGCAGCGTAGCCACATATATCAACCCATGAGTCTTCGTGGTCTGGTGTTTCAATCAATCTAGATAACTTAACAGCGATCATGCATGTATACACCTGCTCAACTGTAATATCTTTATTCAGTATAGGACTCCATAACTCTGCTATTCTTTTATGGTTAAGGTAAGCATCACCATAATCCTTTGCCCTATCACCACTAATTAATGTCTTTGCTTTGTCTAATATCTGTTCTCTTTTCATACTCCGCACATCCCATCACATTCATCGAGAAAAGAAAGTTGTCCCTTGTCCTCTAACGTATCAAAGTCAACTTCGTCTAAAGGTTTAAGTGTCTGATGAACATATTGATCTAAATCTTTTTGATTTGCTTTTCGTATCTTCTTGTCGAAGTCTATAGCCTCTTGAAAACTCTCTGGATCATTCTTTCGCATGTCTCTCCACAAATCATTACTATGGTATGGACATCCTATACACGCAGACTTAGCTAACTTTCTTCCTGGGTAATGTGTCTCAAACCATCTAAGACAATCCCTTCTGTTCATTCTCTTTTCAATCAAAGGCCACCGATGCTTAATATAATAATCTCTTGACTCTTTGATTCTTTGCATCTCGTCTAAACTGATACCAATCCATGACTCACATATAAGATCCTTTGCTCTTTGTCTCGGTTTCAAACCCATTACATCTCGAATCTTTTTACGAATTGGTTCTAACTTATAGTCGTTTGTGCATTGTCGTCTTCCAATACCATGCTTTGTAAAGAAAGGCATTGTTACAAAATTAGTCCCTCTTTTGTTTTTACCAGCTAAGGCATGATCTTTTATGTTACCTTCTGATACTCTGTATACGGGAAATGGTAACTGCTTTTCCAGCCAATCAAGATGTTCGTATACATCCTTTGGTTCCCATTGTGTATCTGCAAAAATAGCAGCCTCTGGCATAGGTGTTAGTTCTCCCTTGGCAGCCATCAAGGCCATAACAGAGCTTTGTACACCTGCACCAAGACTTATAACTCTTGAGTTTGCGTTTTCTATTTCTCCACTAATCATAGTTCATACTTAAATTTAGAGGGTGTATCGATGATATGTAAGTTATGACGTGTCCTTGTAACTCCCGTATAGAACACACGATGCTCATCATCAAACAGTTTTTCATCAGTGGTTGCAGTAGGGTAAGATTCTGTCAACAGTATTATATTATCATCCTCCCCACCCTTCATTGCATGAATGGTTGATACGTTTATTCTTGGTTTCTCAAACATCTCACCTCTTAACTCTAAACTTTTCATGTAGGCTTTATCGTCCCGAGAAACGTTTAAAACATTATAAACATCCATGTCCTTAGATGCAAGTAAACCATAGTCTTTAACAAGTTGATCGTAAGTAAAGAACAGATCATCATCTAGAAAATCAAACTGTTTGCTTGATCCCCATTTAACCATTGCTTTCTCACCTCTCTTCGGCATCATTTTGTATAAGTTTCTAACATCTGTAATTGGTATAGGTTCATCTTGTATCAACTGATTCCAGAGGGACATGTTGTTTAAAATGTTTTCATCTATACTCGGAACACCATATCGATTAAATAGATATCCATCCTCCCGTAAGGATTCTGCTATACCAGATACAAGGCGATTTGTTCTTGCCATGATTGTCCAGGAACCTTCATCTATGTTTGGTTCTCTCCAATCCATGTGATATTCTATATTACCTTCCTTATCTGTAGGCTCCCAATCCTTCGGCTGCCGAACCTCGATCTTTTTAGATATTTTATTTGCAAGTGCATGAACTTTTGAAGGGACTCTATAACTTTGACCAAGCACTGTTCTGTCAGGACATGCATGTATGAAGTTGCCAACCTCAACACCATTCCATCGATGAATACATTGATCATCGTCACCTGCATACCAGACTTCTTGAGAATGATTCTTCATCAGCTTCACCTGATCCCACTGTAGTGGTGTAAGATCTTGTGCTTCATCAACAATCAAAAGTTCCAACTCTGGAGAACTCCCACCCTTTACAAACAAATCAATCATGTCTGTAAAGTCATACTTGTTATGTTCCTGTTTGTAATCCTGGTACGTTTCATTTATTTTTTTAAGATAAGAATAATTTAAACCATAATCTTTTACATCATTAAACTGTTGTTCCAGACTTATCTTACGCATTGTAGCTCGACCAATTACCTCAAGATATTTATTGCCTTTGTTAAAAGAACTTGTGATCAAGCCATCATTCATTGAAGTGGCCGTGTTGTTATCAAAAGTTATACCCAAGTTCTGACCTAACTTATTAAAGTCATACTTTGTCATCATGTTCTCATCTTTCATACCAAGCCACTGATAGCCTATCGAGTGCAAGGTTCTAAACCAGGGTATCTGTTTAGGAGTTAAGTCCTTAGATATCCTATCTCTTGCCTCTGTCACGGACTTTTTAGAGAATGAAACGAAACCAATCCTTTCTGGTTTGCCATTCTTATCAAGATGCTTACGCACAATATCAATCAAAGTATAAGTCTTGCCACAACCTGGTGGCCCAAATATTAATGTTTCTTTTATCATTATTTTTCTCTTGGTCTATTAGCCAACCAATCTTCAACTTCTTTTCTAACGTAACGTGTTGTTGCGTTCTTTTCACCTTTGCCAAATACAAGAGGTTTGGGAAAAGATCCTTCCTCAATCCATCTGTATAGGGTGCTGTAGGACACACTAAGTTTATTCTTAATATCCGACAGCTTCAAAAGTTCATCTTCCTTAAAGTTAAAATGGGACATCATTATCCTCCTTTTTATTAACTGTTAGTTCAATTTCCTCGTCATCAAATTCTGGTATCCACCAGACTCGAATCTCTGACCACTTACCAGAGTCATCATCTTTTAAACTATATTTTCCATTACAGTTTTGACCTCCGTTTAATTCTTTTAGACGTTCCTGTATCTGACCTCTGGTAAAATGATTAAACCCCCTTGTTCTTAAAAACTCCTGTAAACCTTTCATGGTAAAATAAGTAAGATCATTTTCTGTCCACGGCTTACCTAACACCATCTCCTCTGGTGCTCGTGCCCTAATCCTACTTGTACAATATATTTCCAGTAACTCTTTGAACTGTCCTCTGTATGTTAGAAGTTCATCAACCTCTATGACAGTTGCCTGGGACATAAGAGCATTAACTTCATCATGCCAATCCTCTTTCTTGTGCATGGCAGGCATATAATTTAACTGCTCCATACATGCCTCCTGGAATAGCATAGGCATCTGTAATTGCTTGGTTGATATCTCCAACCTCTGGCCGTTGACATCTAGAAAATATAATCGAGGCTCTGAAAGAAGTATTGTAAGACCTCCTAAAATAGGAACTGACTTACTATTACCAACACCATACTTTCTTTTTTTACAAGCTGTTTTGTTACAGTGACTCTTCAATGGTTCAACAGCACATTGATATTGATAATCTTTTTTCTCATGCTGTTTCTGTATTGCAACAACTTCTGTAGAAGGCAGAGGAGGAGACGAATACTTTTGATTGATCTCATCAAACATCGTATGCCAGGAGTCTGGACTCTTCTTTTTACAGTATGTGCATACATTAAATAGAACTGTGTTCCTCGCACCTTGTGGCACTCCTCTGTTTAGAAACCCCTGGACACATGGTGGAGCATCAGAGAAACTATTCTTTTTTGAACCAAAATTAATCTTTTCTAATTTATCAAGAGTGGTTTTACTCTTTTCTACTTTAGCTAGGAACTCTTCAACTGATAGTTCTTTAGCGTTGTCATCCATTGCATACCGCATTGTTCTCTTAACTTCAAAGTATGGGAGGTTGATAAAGTTACCAACGTCACCTCTTTCTGATAGGATCTGATCTTGCTTTGGAAATATCTCTGAACCAGAGTGCCCTAACCCTGCAGCAATTTCTGTCAGATACTCACGCAAGTCTACGGCAGGAACCCAATCTTTCATGAAGAGAAATAGATGAGCTCCTCCCGACTTTGATCTACATAAAATAATCGGTAGCTTAAACTTTTTAATTTTCTTTAAAATTTCTGCATGATCAATAGGATACTCATCAATATCAATAGCACCAAACTTGCACTTGTTATCATTGTTTATAGGTATTGCACCTACACCCAAGGATCCATTGAAATGATTTTCTACTAGGCTTTCACTTAAAAGTTCTTTTACAATGAAACTTTTGGCCTCAGTTTTACCATCTCTGCGTTGAGTTCCTAATTTAGTTTGACCATGAGCAGTGCTCGATCCCTCGAACACTGCCATGAATTGTTTAGCCAGAGACATTAGAAGGGTGCTTCGTCACTCTCTGTAACTACTTCTTCTGGAACGGCCTTTGCAGCACCACTCTCAACTGAAGATCTAAAGTTCTTAGCATCGATAAATAAATTTTTATCTTTAACCAAATCAACTTTTTCAATTGTGTAGTTGTACCAAGTCCCCATGTCATTGCTTTCTTCAACTGTTTTAAGATTCCATATAGTTGCAAACAAAGCGGGAGTTCTCATCACACCATTCTTATCTGGTATTTTTTGCATGGCTATCTGAGTTTTCCAACGTCTACTTATTTTCAGTTGGGTAGACTTCATATCTACAATAGCAGGTTGAGCACTTCCATCCTTGTTTAAAACCATACAGTAATGCTGATCCGATTTAACTAACTCATTGCCACTCGGTAATGTCTCCTTCGCACCTTGTCTCGTGGTCTTTAAAATATTTGGATCACCTGCAGGAAGTTCACCGACAAAGCCACCGCCTTGATCTCTTGGTGTAAATTCCAAATGCTTTGTCTCCTGGTAACAAGGAATAACATTAATACCTTCTTCACCTTTCCAAACTTCACCTGTTACAGTGTTGAACAAATCACCTTGCTCTGCTCCTTTTATGAAAGCAGCGTCACTCTTTTTAATTTGCGGTGACAAAGCTTGGATAACTCGTATGAAAGGTATTTGCAGTTCGGATGTTTCATAATCTACACCTTCACCTGCGGTTTCAAGTATGTCATCTAATATATTAGACACATTTGTATTTGATTTTTTAGTTACATCTGCCACTTTTATTTCCTCCTCTTTGGTTTTATTTCAGCAGTTCGTGCTACAAAAGCACCAAATAAATCTAGGTTTGTATCCAAACCCTTCTCAACTCTTTCCCTAATAAAACTTTTTAATGTCATACTATGGATATGAGTTTTACTTTCTGGATGTAGACCTCTTCGCTCAAGATCTACCATAAGATCTCCAGCAATATTATCTTGTCCACGTCCAAACGAGATGATCACATCATTCTTAATAATATCATCAAGGTTTCTTTCTCTTAACCAGTTGAAAGCTTCTTCCCTTCGATCAATCGGAATGCTTGCAGAGACAAAAGATTTTAGTGATACAGTTGCATCACCGACATCAACTCTCTCTACACCCATCTCATCCATCACTTCGGGTATAGCTTCAAACTCAAGTCTTCGCTTTTCGGTCTTGAGTGCCTTCAAATGTTTCTCGGCAGCATCAATCTCATCTATAATATTGCCGAGCCTTTTAATTGAATTCGATAATGTCTTGCCTTTTTCATCCGACACATCAGCAAAAGCCTCCTTATCGATAAACAATTCATCATCTAAGATTTCGTTTTGTTTCATAAGTATCTCCTCTTCAGGTTTCTTAAAACGATTGTTATGGGATTATTCCCTTGACACAAATATATAGGTGCCTATATACATACATAGGAGGTATTGAAATGAAAGTCAAGTATAAATTTAAAACTAAACCATATAAGCATCAGCAGGAGTGCCTGGAAAGATCTTGGTACAAAGAGAACTATGCTTTGTTTATGGAGATGGGAACAGGTAAGTCAAAAGTTCTAATTGATAACATCGCCATGCTGTATAAAAAGGATAAAATTAATTTTGCTGTTGTGATTGCACCAAAAGGTGTCTATCGAAATTGGTCAGAGATCGAAATACCCACACATATGCCAGACGAAATTAAGAAAAGGGTGATAGTATGGAAAACAAAACTATCTAAGGCAGATAAAGATGTACTAAGTAAAAGGAGGGATTATCCTTTTTATGAGGATTTAATTATATTTGTAGTTAATGTTGAGGCATTCTCAAGTCTTAGAGGGAAGAGATTAGCAGAATGGTTAACGTCAAATGGTTATGGCGACAAAGGAATGATTGCTATTGATGAATCAACTACAATAAAAAATCATAAGGCCAAAAGAACCAAGACCCTTATTAATATGTCAAAATATTTTCAGTATAAAAGAATATTAACGGGTAGTCCCGTAGCTAATTCACCCTTAGATCTGTATTCACAATGTGAATTCCTTGGAGAAAAGATGTTAGGCTACGATTCTTACTATCCTTTCCAGGCTCGTTATGCTGTTATGAATAGAAAAAATATGGGTACTATCAGTTTTAATCAGATAGTTGGATACAGAAACATAGAAGAACTGACCAGAAAGATTGATGAGTTCAGCGACAGAGTATTAAAAAAGGATTGTTTAGATTTGCCAGAAAAGATTTATACCTCAAGATCTGTAAGCATGAATCCAGAACAGCTTAAAATGTATGAGCAGATAAGAAAGAAGGCAATACTCATGATCGATACAGATATGGTCAGTGCACCTATGGTGGCAACCCAACTGTTAAGATTACAACAGATATTATCTGGTCATCTACGCAGTGATGATGGAGATCTAATTACTTTTCCAACGAGAAGACTTGATGCCCTGGTAGAAATTTGTGAAGAGGCATCTGGTAAAATTATTATATGGTCAAGATTCAGATACGATATTGTAAAGATAACAGAGAAACTTAATAAAACATTTGGCCATCAATTTAAAAAGGTTGCAGTTTCTTTCTTTGGAGATACATCAGATAATGAAAGGCAAGAAAATATTAAGTTGTTCCAGGATCCAAAGTCATCGATTAGATTCTTTGTGGGTAATCCTCAAACAGCGGGACGTGGTATTACATTAACCGCAGCGAACACTGTTATCTATTATGCTAATGACTTTAACCTTGAAACTCGGATCCAATCAGAAGACAGATGTCATAGAATCGGGCAACATAATCCTGTTACATATATTGATCTGATTACTGAAGGTACTATTGATAAGAAGATTGTAAAGTCATTACGAAACAAAATAAATTTAAGTGCAAAAGTATTAGGAGAAGAGGCAAGAGAATGGTTAAAACTGAATACCTAACAATATTTGAAGACTATAAGAAAGGTGGTCTTACTCTCGATGAGGCAGCAAATAAATTAAGCAAGGCATCTGGATTAAGACTTGACGTTGCAAAGGAATATATGAAAAAATTAAAGAAGGATAATATAGTTCTTTTTAAGGAGTATAAAAAATGAAAGATATATTTTGTTTTATATGTAAGGCTCTACTACCAAAGCCTAAAGACAAAGAACCTATTCAATGTATTGTTTGTAAAGTAATTTACAGTAATGAATCTTGAACTGGTGCTGATAGATCCTTGTCCCAGGTAACTGGAGTTTGAACTCTATCTATCTTTCGAGCCATAACCTCTGGATCTCTTTTAGTATCTTTATAACTTCTGGCAACGTATGCACTGTCCGCACTTGCGAATGGCCATCTCTTTCCTCCCTGGGCATTGCCTCTTAACATATGTATCCAAGGAACATCACCAACCCTAACTATCTCATTAAAAGCTTCATCGCATCTTTGTGCCCATTTTGGAGAACCGACCTGCCAATATTCTCCACTCGATCCAAAACATATTTTTGAAAAACCAGAATCTAAAAGTTTGTGCAGAAAATTAAATGAATCTCCCATGTGCCAGACAACTGCTGATAATTCTTTTCTATGTGGCCATTGCTTTATCATATTATAGTTATCATCTTCTGTTCCACCTATAACATCTGGAACTATTGCCCAATGTGGATGACCCATTCTACTTTCCAACCAATTGTGATACCCTTTTAAATCCAGAGGTTTACCTTTTGTAAATGCTGTGAATGCTCCGTTGTCCCACATAACTGATTGTCCTATCTCAAGACAAACATCTCCGTCTCTTTTATCTGCATAACTGACACAAAAATGTTTGCCTGCCATTCTGTACAATGTCTCACGAGGAGTCAAAGGAGTTCCATGATAGTGAATCATGTTAAGCCTTGCTTACGACTCTTACATTTGAATGAACTCCGACCATCTCAACTGTAACTGATGATCTAAATCTTTCATGGCATTCATTCTTAATTTGTTCTGTTAATTCTTCCTGGAATTTTTTTACTAAACAGCAATCATAAATTAGCTCGTGAAGTTTCTCAACTGGAATGATTTGAGGTGAGGTGATTGTGCAATCGTAGATGTCCAATGCATTGTCCACTGGACACCTAGCCGTAAATTTAAAGCTATAAGACTTCATACTCATAGCTATCGTCAAGCATCCACCATACGATCAATGCTCCTATCATTTTACTAACGAACATAATTATAAGTCCGTACCAGGAAAAGAATCCAAGCATTAACATAAATATAGCAGAATCAACTGGAGTTCCTATTAAAGATGATAATAAGATTCTCTGTTTTAAAGGCTTGTCTGTAAAAGTATAAACTCCCCAATCGACAGCCTCACTAATCATGAAAGCTACGACACTTGCATAAGCTACAAATGGATCGGCCATATAATAACTTAACAATCCACCTACTGCCATTGCTCCCAGAACCTTGTGTCCTATTTCCCTTTGTGAAAAATCTCTAATCACAAAAACAAATCCTATTAAGAAAGACATAGGTGCCAACATCTCGCCTCCTGGTAGAGGTATCATTGGCAAATAAGTAAATCCTATGTTAGCTACCACAATTGCAGCGATGTATAACGCAGTAAATTTATACTGAGCATTCCTCCATAAGTTAATTGGATAAAACATCATCTACCTCCTTCATAGTTTTTTCATGAGCTCTGTTAATTATAACTGCAAGTTGTCTTGCAATACTCCTTTGTTCCTTGTCTGCCATGTCATTTATCTTGGCATAAACTTCCAGGGGGACAGCAACTGTCTTAAATTGCAACTCCTTTCCATTTTTTGATGGTCTTCCTTTCGGCATTTTATTCTCCATATAAAAAGTTATTTGTTATTATTAATTATTTGTGTGCAAAATGTCAAGACTTGTTTTTACCTTGTATCATCTTTGAAACTTGCACTCCGAGATTGTAAAGTGCCTCCTGCATTGGGTTATCCGATGCTTTTCCACGGCTCGTTACAAATACTTCAACAGCTTCATTCGTTTCTGGATGGAAACTTACTGTTACACTGATCCCCATTCCGACATCTTCTGTCCAGCTAGGTCTGCGATTTGGTATTTTCTTCATTATTTTCCTTTCATCTTTACATAAACTATTCTTCTGGCTTGTGATTCTGTCAGATTAAACTCTGCAGCCAATTCATCAAGGCCATACTTTTTTATACTTTTGTATTCTTGATGAACTCCTCCAAGATTACTACCTAGAGGTTTGCTTTTATTCTGTTTCCAATGATCATTGACCTTGGTCATAAATTCTTCACTAAATTTTGTCATTATTCCATCTCCCTTCTGTAGAATATGTG